AAGGTGGTTTAAAATGAATTACGACGTAATACTAAATGCGAACGATAGTGCCACGCTGGAAACACAATACGCTTTTACACAGGGAGATTACGGACATATACAGTTCAGTATCAGGGTTAAGGCTGACGGGCAGTACGTGACCAATGCGCAACGTGCCTATATAGTATTTACTCTGTCAAATGGAATGATTGTTACAGGCGCAGATATGCCGAAGAGCGTAGCGACTTACACTTATGTATTCCAGGGTAATGAGCTACAATCACCCGGTAAAGTAGTGGCAGATGTAAAACTGGTATATTCAAATGGACAGATATCCTCTAATAAATTTACCTTCATGTGCCGCTTTGATCCATTGGCAGACAAATCCGTTCCTGCGGCTCCTTACATTACTGCATTGCAGAAGATTGTTGATGAAGGACAAGAGAAAATCAATTATCTCCAGACACTAATTAATGCAATGCAAGGTAGCATAGGATCGACTGCACTTACAAGAAATGACTTGCAGAACACACGCAATCCGGTAAGCGCAGGAACAAAGGCAATAGATGCTCAGATGGCGCAATATCTATTGCTCAAAAGTGATCTTGTTAATAATGCGCTTGCTACAACTGCAGGAGTAGCGCCATTAGATTCAGCCATGGGAAAGACTTTGCAGGATCAGATCACTACGATAAATAGCAATTTAAACACGGTAAGTAACAGTTTAGCAAAACTAAATACGGCAACACTACTATCGGATTGCGATACTGCAAATGATACCGGATTGTATTACTATAATAACTCCACATCACATACTCCAGTGGCAAGTACGTTCGGATTTGTACGTCACTCTAAAGTAGTCAGCTGGCATTATCAAGAGGCTTTTCCAACAGATGGGGGATATTACATCAGGCGCAAGATTGATAGCGGAGCATGGACGGCATGGATCGCTAAATGATCATTTGACAGAGAAAACAAACTTGAAATCGGTCCCTAATCGGGGCTATTTTTATTGCCTAAATTGGCAGAAAGGGAATTGTATGAAAGATAAAATGATTCTAAATGATGGAACATCAACCGAATTGGAACCTGGGGCAAGCCTCGCAGGGCTTACTACAGTTTTTGCTGACTGGCCGTATTCCTTCCGAGGCTGACAAGTGATAACCTTGCAAGCGTCCAGATGCAGAATGGAGATGGTACGCTTAAATGGGGTTATACGGATCTAGTATTACAGCCTGGATCATGGGAAGCAAAAGCGGATGGTGTGCATGTTACAATTTCATTACGTGAAAAGACAGAATTAGAAAAACGTATTGAAAAAATAGAATCAAGTCAGGAAGTGCAGGACGGAGCAATTGCAGAACTGGCAGGAATGATGGGAGGTGCATAACAATGGTTGCTTTTTACTTAATGCGGATTGCAGATGGTAAAATGGCGTTGGAAGAAGTACCGCCGAAGTGGCATGATGAAGTGGCAGGAAAATTATAGGAAGAGTGAGGAATATGAGAATGAAAAAAGAAGCGCTTTGTATGATATGGGGTGCATTAGCTACGATAGGGGTTAAACTGTTTGGGGGTTGGACACCAACGCTGGGGGTTGTCCTTACCTTAATGGGAATTGATTTTTTGGCAGGTTTTATTGTGGCGGCAGTATTTAAGAAATCGCCGAAGTCAGAAACCGGAGCGGCAGATTCCATGTCAATGTTCAAAGGATTATGTAAAAAGTTTGGTATGATCTTTGTCATTGCAGCTTCACATCAGATCGACATTGCCCTTGGAGTTGATTATGTTATGGTTGCCACGACATACGGGTTCATAGCTAACGAAACACTGTCAATTGTGGAAAATGCAGGGCTTATGGGAATTGTCAAATCAGAAGTGCTTATCAATGCCATAGAGGTGCTAAAGGGTAAATCAAGTAAAACTGAATAACAAGTTGTAACATCACAACTTTTGGGCCTGGGACTATCCTGGGCCTTTTTCAATTGGAGGAATCAACATGACAGCAGAACAAAAAAGACAGTCAGTATGTGATAAGTACGCAACGCTCATAGGCAGAAACATATACAGCCAGAATTTACGTGATTATTGCTTCAAAAAGTATTCAGACGGTAACTATTATAGCGATTGCAGTAGTTCAATATGCCACAGCTACCAGGAGGCCGGGTATGGATTCGGAAACCTCAATACAGCCGGGATATATCAGTCAAGTAAGCTGACTACCGTTGATGCAGATATCGCCGCAGGAATCCCGGATATTTCGCGCCTACGTAAGGGTGACATGTTGGAGTTTGCTGGATCAGATGCCAGCAGACCACTTAAGATAGGCCATGTAGAAATGTACTGCGGTAATGGTATTATCTGTGGGCATGGGAGCGGTAGGCCGTCCTATAAGGATATCACGGCATATTGCAAGAGTAGATATAACTCCTGGGCTTCCGGTGGCTGGCGCATGGGCCTTGTATGCGTACGCAGATACATACAGGACGATGTTATTCCTGAACCAGAGCCAGTTAAATTATCAGGCTGGAATCAGGAACCCGATGGCTGGAGGTTCTATCTTGGAAATACAGGCGAACCGGTACGGGATAGCTGGTATCTGGATTCTGATTGCAAGTGGTACTGGTTCAACGCAGCCGGTGTTATGGTCACAAGCACATGGTATCAGTACAATGGTGAATGGTATTACCTAGGCGCTGACGGGGCCATGGTGAAAGGATTACATGCTTCTGGTGGCAAGTGGTATTATCTGGACAAAGATGGAAAGATGGCAACCGATCCGGTCATACTCACACCCGGACATGACGGAGCGTT